GCCTTCACGCGCTCGGTACGTTCACGCAGAGGGACATCCGTGTCTTCCTTCACCAGGAGGAAGGCCGTGTAGCCCTCGGCCTGGAGGATGTCCACGATGCCCTGGGCGCACTGACGGGTCCAGGAGAACTCCCGGAAATAGTACGGCGACGTCACCTTGCCGGCGACGGCGTCCGGGCTGCGCTTTCCAGGGGTCTCCTTCCCGTGGCCGTTGTCGATTAAAATGACCGGCATCTTCAGCATAGTGAGTCCTCCTCCGTTTTTTCTCCCTTCTCACGGGCGAGTCTTTCGGCCCGGTCTCGCTTCAGGAGGGTGTCGATGGAGTCGTAGTCCGCGCCCTGGGTGGGGTCGTCCTTGTACTTCTGGTACCAGAGGGACCCCTTGCCCTGGTGGGGCTTCCGGAGCCTGCAGCCCTTGTGGATGCACATGTCATCGAACAGACAGGACTGCGTGGCTATGAGATCCGCCCTCTCTGCGGTGAGCTGGGCTATCTCTCCGTCTTTCCGCTCGATGGCGGACGCTGACCGGTCCAGCTGCTGCTGGAGGATGTCGTTCGTGTGCTGGACGGCGGTGATCTCTTTGTCCTTGTTGCTGATGTCCTTCTCCCTTCTGTCCTGCTTGATGAAGAAGAACTTCAGGAGGTCGGCCAGCGTTATGACGCCGATAATCGCCATTATGATGTCTTTGATGCTCTCCATGGCTGTCAGTCGTTACCATCGCCGAGGAGCTGGACGGCTGTGGCCTTGCAGGCTTCGGCGAAGAGGTTGAACGTCTTGAACTCGGCGGCAGCTCCGGAGTCTCCGGCCACCTTGTGGCGGAAGATGGCTTCCACGTCGGACTGGGAGTAGGGGCCCGCCTGCTTTTCGGTGGATCCCTCCTTGATGGTGAGTGTGGCGTTCCGGATGAGCGCGTCGGTCAGCGTTGCCTTCGTGACGGGCCCATCGATGTCCACGGCGTCGTAGATGTAGTCGGTCTTGGTGGCCGGCTCTTCTTCAGAGGCTTCGCCGCTATCTTCTCCGGAGGGTTGGATCTCCGGACGCTCGCGGGTCTCTTCATTGTAGTAGCAGCGGGTCTTGCCGTTCGGCAGTGCGACGGTCTTCAGGGGTTTGTCGGATGTGTACTTCATTTTGTTATGGGTTTAATGATTGCTTTCTTGTAGTCCTTGGTGAAGGCGAAGGCCTCACGCACGTAGTGGGTGGCGTTGATGGTCTTCTCTATTATTTTTATCTCGTCGAAGTGCTGGAGATACCCGAGGCGGGAGTTTATCCTGGAAAGGATGCCAGGGAAGTCCAGCGGCTCGCCGGTGGCCAGTGCTGCATCGAGGCTCTCGATGTATGCACGGAAGCGGCCGATGGCGTCATTCTTCGCATACCTTCTGTAGGGGAGAATGGCTGCGCCGAGGAAGGTGGTCGTGTCGTATAGGTTGGTGATGGTTGTCTTGTTAGGGTGGAGCGTCAGGCCGAGCTCTCTGTCCAGGAACTCGCCGCTGCGCTCCATACACTCTACCAGGTAATAATAGCTGCGGCTGAGCTCCTTCCCGTCATCCACGTAGCGGTTGAACAGCACCTTCAGGACGCGCTTGACATACTGGTCGAAGGGGTTCATGTAGATGTTGCTGTTCAGCTGGTTGATGACGTCGCCGATGGGGACGCCTACGCCGGGTTTCTGGAAGCGCAGGCTTTTAGACGGCGGTACCAGGGCGATGAGCTTCGGGTCGCCATGATAGACACAGCCCTCCAGTGGATCCCGGGAGAGGAAGGTGGTGATGAGGTAGTCGGCCAGCCGGTAGTCCATGGCATCCGGGAACCGGCGCTGGTACGGCCCGAGGGTGGCCCATATAATCTCGTACAGCCGGGAGCGTATTATGGACATGAAGTAGCCGCTGATGTCCAGGTTCAGGCACCAGGCGTCCAGGGTGTAGTTGTTGGTAACGCTCCGGATGTTATGCTCCAGGCGCTCGATCCCTTCCAGGGTTCCCTTCCCTATGCGGCAGGAGTGGCTGTCAAAGATGAAGACGCGCTCGAAGACCGGCGACAGCATCATGAATAGGACATGGCTCACGATTCTGTCTCTGAATTTCGGCGCGAAGACCTCCCGGACGGTCGGGTCCAGGTGTACAAACCAATCCAGCGGCTGCGGGTACCATTGAAGGAAGTACAGCTCTCTGGCCAGCAGCTTCAGGTTGTGCTCCAGGTTCAGCTCGAACTCCAGCTGCGCCGGGGTATCTCTCTCCTCTGCTCTGGCCTTGATGTAGGCCAGGGTCACGAGGTAGTGCACCTGTTTAAATGTGTATCTCATACTGCTGGAAAAACACACACAGCAGGCCGCCTTATCAAATGCTCGGCACGGGCGCACAGAGAAGCCGTTGGAGCGGTTGTTGTTGTTCAACGGATAGACGCCGCCACTGTTGAAGTTCAGGTTGCGGGCGTTGGTCTGACTGTTCGGAGCGCACACCCAATAGTTGCCGTTGCCGCCCATGTTCGTCAGGCCGCCAGTACCGTTGGTCCGGTAGCCGGAGGCGTCCGTGATGAGTGTCCCGTTTGTTGAATATACGGTCGGGGGTTCTTGGCCGACGGCCGTATAGACTTCAGACGCCAGAAGGAGACACAGCGCCGTCTGGAATATCCTACGGAGGCAGACCCTCCATTGTAGGGTGGGCCACTGAATTTGATGAGACTGTACCCGTCGGATGCGATTGACCGCAGGTCCGGGGGTATGCTGCTCAAAGGTGTCCCGTGTGTGTGTTACTTTATACATTTTTCAGTCTCTCGTTTCCATGAGTAAAGCTGCGCGGCCAGGTCATCCTCCAGAAGCATCAGCGCCGACCATCCCGTGTCTGGAATGTAGTGAAGGTCGAAGAGGATGCGGATTTTTAGCTTAATGTCCAGGAGCGTGTCCTGGGCTTCTCCGAGCTTTTCAGCCCGTTCCGCCGGTTTATCCATCAGCAGCTCCGCCTTGTTTATCATGAACAGGATGTGTATGAGGCCGTTTTCAATATCGGCACATATACCCCTCTTTATGTTCGGCGGGCGCTTCTGCGTGGACCTCTCGAACTGCTCGAAGAGTTCCCTGGTCTTATTGTAAGACGGGAGCCTTCTCTTGTCCTTGATGTAGTCCAGGATCTCCTGTGACGGTGCTCTTTTACTCATTTTCTCCAAAAATGATTTGCCGGCGCCCGCCCAAATGGGCGCCGGCGGTTTTCAATGACTTCAATTTAATTCTCGGCACGGGCGCACAGAGAAGCCGTAGGAGCGGTAGTTGTTGAACAACGGATAGACGCCGCCACTGAGGAAGTACAGGCGGCGGGCGTAGGTCTGACTGTACGGAGCGCACACCCAATAGTAGCCGTTGCCGCCCATGTAAGTCAGGCCGCCAGTACCGTCGGTCCGGTAGCCGGAGGCGGGGAAGTAATTGCCCACCGCGTCGTCGGATTTCCGCTTGAACGTCCAGCCATTGGCCCAGGCTCCGATGACGTTGAAGGTGGTGGCGTCCTCGGAGTTGTTTCCGGTGGTAGTGAAGCCGGTGAAGGCTCGGCCGGACGGCATGACATAACCCACAGGGCACGGGTCGTAGATGGTCTTGATGACGAGCTCCTGGTCGTCGGCCAGGGAGCCGGATGCGGTCATGTTCGCGTTCCAGAAGTTATTGAACCAGGCCAGGGTGTTCCAGTTGTGGTTGGTTGCGTTGTGGCGCGTGAAGAACAGGTTCGGGTTCTTGATGGCGTTCTCCACGGTCTTGGTGGCTAGCTCATCCTGGTCTGCGCCGAGCACACCGAAGCCGGAGTACACGTTGCCGTTGATGTCGTAGAGCGTGCACTGACTCCCGGCGCCGTTCACCGGTGCCATCGGGTCCTTGCGGCCCCACTGGTAGTGCGGGTTGTAGTAGCGGGTGCGGGCTTCGTTCCAGATGGCGCCCAGGTTTTCCTTCATAAGGGGGTACTCCACGCCGGTGTTATTCTCGAAGATTTCCGGGCCGAGGTCGTCGGAGGTGCACCAGACCATCCAGGACCACATGATGGTCCCCTGGGAGTCCTTCACCACCAGAACGGCCACGCCGTTCGTGGCAGGCACGGAGGCCACGGTGAAGTGGATGTACTTGCAGTCGCCTCCCTCATGGAGGGACACGCTGCTGATCATGCCCTTCGTGGTCTGGTACAATAGGGCAGCACTGGCGGGCTGGCAGTTGGCGTTCTTCTCGATGTAGGGCGAGGTGATGGCCACGCCGCGGTGATTCACGAACTGGGCCGTGTAGTCAGCGCCGAGACGGGTGTAGGCGGCGGGGTTGGCCACGCCTTTCTTGATGCCGTTCCCGTACACCAGGGGGAACTTGTAGGTGCCGGATGTCCGGACCACGTAACAGTTCGCCGTTTCCCGGAGCACCAGGGAGTGGCCCTCGATGGTGAACATGGACAGGTCCTTCGCGGTCACGGCCAGCTTGCTGGCGTCGAAGGCGATGGGGTCCTGGGTGGACGGGTCGTGGACGATGATGGCCTTCCCTTCCAGGATGGCGGGGTCAGAGTAGACTGGCAGGTCTCCGACCGGTGTAAATTGCATTTCGTTTTCGTTTGCCATAATGAGATATTATTTAATGGGTTATTATTTCAGGATGGCGGCCAGGCTATCCTGGAAGGCCGGGGTGCCGTTGGTCTGGGCGAAGAGTTCCAGGATCTCGACGTCATCGGCGGAGAGCTCCACGGGGCCGGCGGACCGGTAGACCCGGTACGCCAGGTCGTGGGCGGCGATGCCTCCCATGGAGGTGTAGATGCGGTCTGCGATGTCCTTCCGAACATCGACTTCCTCCTTCCGGTCTTTTTCTATCCCGGTGAAGAGCGGAAACTTTGAAAAATCGATCTTTATCATTTTGTTATCGGTTTAGTCATCCCACTGGGCCATATTGTAGAGACGGAACAGGAAGGAGCCGTCGTTCTTTGTGGCGTCATCGGACAGCAGGATGGTGATTTTGTACCGCTGGTACGTCGTGGTCGTGGTCTTGCCGGTGGACGGGTCTCTCTTTGTCACCGTCTTGGTGTCTGTCGTGATGGGGCCGAGCGTGGCTTTCTCCGGAGCTTCTGAAGAGTCCACGACATGGCCGACGCCTGTCAGGTCCATGTATATGTAGTTGGCATCGACGAACCAGGACTGCGGCACGTAGATATTGTATTCACCGACGGCAGCGCGCTCCACGCTGATGACCGTGTTCTCGTTTACCCTGGAGCCGTCGTCCATGTATTTGACGATGGAGAAATAGGCCGACGAAGCGCTTCCTACCACCTTACCGAAGGCCAGCGGGGTGATCGTTCGGCCGAAGTTGTAGGTCGTCTGGAACAGCTGGCGGTTCATGACTATCCAGCCGCGGAAGACGGAGGCCGTGCCGAAGCCCAGCAGCTCCGTGATTTCCTTGGAGCTTTTCAGTTCTGTGTGCTTGCGGCCGTTCTCATAGAAGTACTTCCCGCTCGGTGCGGAGATTGAGAAGGAGCCGGCCAGTACCAGGCGTCGGCCAGAGCTGTCTGGCGTCCAGTCCAGGGTTCCGACCAGATGCCCGGATAATGTGTAGGAGTACACCGTGTCGTCGTCGATGGCGTCGAAGGAGTCCGTCACCTCGGAGAAGGGGTTCCTGGTTTTCTTGACGATAAGGTCCGAGATTTTTCCGCCGGTCGCGTTGAGCTTATTGGTGTAGATGGTGCCATCGGCGAAGATCCTGGTGGCCGCGGTGTCTTTTGCCGTGGCGACGGATGTGATGCCGGCGGCGAACATAAGGACGCCGTGGGTGGCGTGATTGAAGCCGGTGATGGATGCGAGGCCGTTCATGGCGGCCACCACGTTCCCGGCGGCGTTCTTCACGCCGAGGATATTGGCCAGGACCAGGCCGCCCGTCACCTGCGTGAAGGCATTGGCCGGGAGGGCTTCCTTCAGGTAGTTGTAGTCGGAGTTGTTTGCCTTGGTGTCCAGGATGGCCTTCTCGGCCACGTTGATGGCATCCACCAGGGCTCCGCGGACGGTGTAGTAGTTCGAGATGATGGTCAGCGGGTAGTCGGCGCTGATGGGGACGTCGTCAGCCCAGGGGAAGTTCTCGCAGTAGTAGGTCACAAGGTCGCCGAAGCGGCGGTACATTGACTCGTAGGCGGTCAGGGCGTTCTCCACGGCCACGGTATTGTAGCGGGCGGCCTGACGGGTGAGGGTCGTGTGGACGACATCCTCGTCCTGGAGCGCGGTCTTCAGGGTCAGCTTCTCCTGGGCGGAGATGTAGTTGTCGGACCCCATCTTCTCCAGGGCTGCATTGATGGTTTCGATGGAAGACAGGGCTCCGTCGGTGGCGCTCTTCGCTGCGTTGGCGATAGCCTGGAGGATGGTGGTCCGGGCTGTGTAGTAGGCCGCGATGTTTGCGTAGTCGTTTCCGATGGTGATGTTCTCCGGCGTCCTGGCCGTGTACTTGTCCAGTGCCGTGACGGCCGCGTTATATGCGGAGACGTAGGCTGTGGTGCTGATGGTGTAGGCGGAGGCTTGCTGTAGGATCTGGTTGTGCTCTCCGACGATGTCGTTCTTCTGCTGGCGCAGGGCTTCCTTCTCCAGCGGGGAGATGACCCCGTCGGCAGCCCAGCCGTCCAGACGGTCGGCGGCTGCGTCGGCTGTGTCCTTTGCATCGTCCGCCGCCGTCTTCGTGGCGTTGGCGATGGCCTGGGTGATGGTGGTCCGGGCGTTGTAGTAGACGGCGATGGCGCCGTAATCGCTGGCCACGGGGATGACTTCCGGAGTCTTGGCCGTGTATTTGTTCAGGGCGGCCAGGGCGTCGGCGTAGGCGTTATCGTAGGCCGCCGTAGCGATGCTGTAGGCGACAGCCTGGGCGTGGATCTGCTGGTACTCTCCCACGATGTCGTTCTTCTGCTGGCGCAGGGCTTCCTTCTCCAGCGGGGAGATGACACCGTCGGAGGCCCACTCGTCCAGGCGGGCGGTGTTGGCGTCGGCCTTCTGGGTGGCGATGTCGGAGAGTGTCTTCTGGACGTTTTGGAGGGCGACATGATAGTCACGCAGCAGCTCCGAGTAGTACTCCCGGGAGAAGCCCATGAAGTAGCCCGGCGCGTTAATCTGGACGGCGTTCACGTACTCCCGGAGCGCCAGGTAGGCGGCATCCAGGGCACCCTCTCCGAGGATGTTGTAGGTCAGCACGACGCCGTTGTACAGCAGGGCCTTCCCCTTGTACATGAGCACGGACGGGAAGGCGGCGGCGCTGGCGGCTGCCAGGGCTTCCTTCGCGGCTGCGTAGGTGCCGGTCTTCCCGTGGGTGGTGGTGGACACCGTTCCGTTGATGCCGATCCAGGTGGTCCGGATCTCGCCCTTCTCGAAGGGGTCCAGGATGTCGTCGGCGTTGATCCTGGAGATAGCCTCGGCGGCTTCGGCTGCGGCCCGGGCGGCTGCTTCGGCCTTCCCGTCTGCGACCTCGGCGGCATCCATGGCGGCATCGGCCGCTTCCTGGGCGTCGTCGGCCGCCTGCTTCGCGGCTGCGGCGATGGCCTGGAGGATGGCGCTCCGGGCGTCGTAGTAGGCCGATATGTCGGCATAATCGGTGCCGATGGTGATGTTCTCCGGAGTCTTGGCCGTGTACTTGTTCAGGGCCGTCACGGCGGCCGTCCAGGCGCTGCGGTAGGCCGTGACGGAGATGTCGTAGGCGCCGGCCTGGGTGATGATGTCGGCCGCCTCCGTCTGGATGTCCTTCAGCTGCTGGCGCAGGGACTCCTTCTCCAGCGGGGAGATGACACCGTCGGAGGCCCAGCCATCGAGGCGGGTGTTTGCCGCGTTTGCCGCGGCCTGCGCGGTATCGGCTGCCGTCCGGGCGTTGTCGGCCGTGGTCTGCGCGGCGTTGGCTGCGTTCTGGGCTGTGGCCGCTTCCTGGCGGGCCTGGTTGGCTACCGTGTCGTCGGTGTACTTGGAAGCTGCTCCCCAGTGGGAAGCGGAGAAGGCCGTGCCGGAGGCCTTGGCCGTCAGACAGACTAGGGTCTCGTTCGAGAAGCTGCCGATGGTGGCATGGAGCCACAGGTCGCCGCGGTCGTAGGTGTCGGCCGTCGTGGGCTGGGAGAGGAACACCCGGCGCTTGCCGTCGGCCGTGTCTTGCGCCTTGGCAGCTGCGGCCAGGGCCTGGGCCACGGCGCTGTCCTGCATCTGGTACCAGTAGTACTCGGAGCCGTTCCGGATCTGGAACCGGTAGGCCAGGCCGGTCAGGATGTCATAGTACAGGTCGCCCAGATGAGACTCTTTGTCGGCGGCGGTGGTCCATCCGGAGGCGGGCGCGTTGGAGAGCGTGGGGACGCCTTCCAGGAACCATGTCTCGATGGTGTTGTCCACGATGTCCTTCACCTCTTCCAGCTGCTGCTCGACGGCATCCTGGAAGGTGGTGAGCTCTGCGAGCATCTGGGCCTTGGCCTGGTCGATGGAGGAACGGATGGCTGCGGTGGTCGCGTCATCGGCGGCCGACTCCGCGTCATAGTAGGCCGTCAGGAGACTGGCCAGACGCTGGCGGTCGAATCCCTCGAAGATACGGGTCCGGTCGTTCAGACCCACCTCACGCAGGTACTCCCGGAGCGCCAGGTAGGCGGCATCCAGGGCGGCGAGGCCGGTGTACTTGTAAGACAGCACGACGCCGTTGTACAGCAGGTTCTTCCCCTTGTAGGTGAGCAGGATGGCGGCGCCCATGTCGGAGTACTTGGCGGCGCGGTGCTTGGTCTGGTAGTATGAGCCCCGGCTGCCGGCACGGTCCAGCTCCTCGATGCCGTTGATGGTGATCCACTCTGTCCGGATGACCTTCTTCTCCGCGATGTCCAGCACGGTGTCGGAGTTCAGCTGCTCCAGTACGTTCCGGAGCTCTACGGCCTGGACGATGGCCTGGTCGGCCGTGGCTTGCGCCTGTGCGGCGGCAGCCTTGGCCGCTGCTGCGATGGCTTCGGAGATGGTGGTCCGGGCTGCGTAGTAGGTGGCGATGGAGGCGTAGTCGCTGCCGATGGTGATGACCTCCGGAGAGGCTGCGGAGTATTTTGTCAGGGCGGCCAGGGCTGCGTCGTAGGCGTTGTCGTAGGCCGTGGTGCTGATGCTGTAGGAGAGGGCCTGCTGCCGGAGGCCTGCGTATTCCTCGGTGATATTGTTCTTCTGCTGGCGCAGGGCCTCCTTCTCCAGCGGGGAGATGACCCCGTCGGAGGCCCAGTTGTTCAGGCGGAGGGCGTTGGCGTCCGCTGTGGCCTGGGCGTCATCGGCGGCATCCTGTGCGGCATCGGCGGCACGCTGGGCGGCATCGGCCGCGTCACGTGCGCCGGTCGCTGTCCGGTAGGCATCGTTGGCTGTGCTCTGGGCCGTGTCGGCTGCGGCCTGCGCGGCGTCGGCTGCGGCCTGCGCGGCATCCGCGGCCGCCTGTGCATCGTCGGCCAGCTGCTTCGCGGCGTCGGCCGTGGCCTGGAGGATGAGGCTCCTGGCGTCGTAGTAGGCGGCGATATAGGCGTAGTCCGCCTCGATGGTGATGTTCTCCGGGGTGGCCGCGGAGTACTTCGTCAGGGCGGCGGTGGCCCGGTTGGTGGCGATGGTGTAGGAGGTGTCGCTGACACCGTAGGCCAGGGCCTGGGCGGAGATGTCGTCCTTCTCCGTCTGGATGTCCTTCAGCTGCTGGCGCAGGGCTTCCTTCTCCGGCGGGGAGATGACACCGTCGGAGGCCCAGTTGTTCAGGCGGGTGGTGGCCGCGTCGGCGGTGGCCTGCGCGGCATCAGCTGCGGCCTGGGCATCGTCGGCTGCTGCCTGGGCGTCATCGGCGGAACGCTGCGCTGCGTTGGCGGCGGCCTGGGCTGCGTTGGCGGCTACCTGTGCGGCGCCGGCTGCCGTCATGGCCGCGTCGGCGGTGGCCTGCGCGGCATCGGCTGCGGCCTGGGCGTCGTCGGCCGCCTGCTTCGCGGCTGCTGCGATGGCCTGGAGGATGGTGCTCCGGGTGTCGTAGTAGTCGGCGATGGTGGTGTAGTCGCTCTCGATTGTGATGTTCTCCGGAGAGGCTGCTGTGTATTTCGTCAGGGCCGCGATGGCTCTGGTGGCGGCGGTGTTGTAGGTTGTGGAGCTGACACCGTAGGAGGCCGCCTGTGCCAGGATGTCGGTCTTCTCCGTCTGGATGTCCTTCAGCTGCTGGCGCAGGGCTTCCTTCTCCGGCGGGGAGATGACCCCGTCGGAGGCCCAGTTGTTCAGGCGGGTGGTGGCCGCGTCGGCGGTGGCCTGCGCCGTATCGGCTGCGGCTTGGGCGGCATCGGCTGCGGCCTGGGCGTTATCAGCGGCGGCTTGTGCTGCATCGGCTGCGGCCTGGGCTGCGCTGGCGGCAGCACCGGCACGGTCGGCTGTGGCCTGGGCGGCGTTGGCTGCTGCCCGGGCATCGTCGGCCGCCTGCTTCGCGGCTGCTGCGATGGCCTGGAGAATGGTGCTCCGGGCTGTGTAGTAGTCGGTGATGGTGGCGTAGTCGCTGCCGATGGTGATGTTCTCCGGCGTGGACGCGGAGTACTTGATGAGGGCGGCCAGGGCAGCCTCGTAGATGGACGTGTAGGTGGTGGTATCCAGGCCGTAGGCTATCGCCTGGGCGAGGATGTCGCCGTACTCGGTCTGGATGTCGTTCCGCTGCTGGCGCAGGGCTTCCTTCTCCAGCGGGGAGATGACTCCGTCAGCGGCCCATCCGTCCAGACGGGCGGCGGCTGCATCGGCCGTTGCCTGGGCGTCATCGGCGGCCGTCTGCGCGGCGGCGGCTGCCCGCTGTGCATCGTCGGCCGTCTCCTGTGCGGCGGCGGCTTCCTGGCGCGCCTGGTTGGCCACCGTGTCGTCGGTGTACTTGGAGGCTGTCGTCCAGTGGGCGGCAGAGAAGGAAGCGCCGGCAGTCTTGGCTGTCATGCAGACCAGGGTCTCGTCGTGATAGTCGCCGATGGTGGCATGGAGCCACAGGTCGCCGCGGTCGTAAGCATCGGCCGCCGTGGGCTGGGAGAGGAACACCCGGCGCTTGCCGTCGGCCGTGTCCTGCGCCTTGGCGGCTGCGGCCAGGGCCTTGGCCAGGGCGCTGTCCTCGATGTAGTGCCAGTAGTATTTCTCGCCGTTATACTGGAACCGGTAGGCGTAGCCGGTCAGGTTATCGTAGTACAGGTCCCCCAGGTGGCGTTCCTTCAGTTCGTCGGTTGTCCAGTCGGAGGCGGGCGGGCTCACCAGGGAGGGGGCCCCGTCCATGAACCAGGTCTCGATGGTATTGTCCACGATGTCCTTCACCTCTTCCAGTTGCCGCTCGACGGCTGTCTGGAAGTCTCCCAGCTCGGTCAGGACTTCGGCCTTCGCCTGCTCGATGCGGTTGGTGATGGCCTGGTCGATGGCATCGGAGACAGCCCGCTCGGCGTCGCGGTAGGCTGTCAGGAGGTCGGCCAGGTGCTGGCGGTCGAAGCCCTCATAGACGCTGGTCCGGTCGTTCAGGCTCACCTCGCGCAGGTACTCCCGGAGCGCCAGGTAGGCGGCATCCAGGGCGGAGACCCCGGTAAACTTATAAGTTAAAACGATGCCGTTATACAGGAGGGCCTTTCCGTCGTAGGTGATGCCGCCGGACTTCCCCAGGTTGCTGTACTGGTCAAAGAGGTGGCGGATGCGGTAGTAGGACCCCTTGTCTCCGGCACGGTCCAGTTCCTCGCGGCCGTTGATGGTGATCCACTCCGTCCGGATGACCTTCTTCTCCGCGATGTCCAGGACAGTGTCGGAGTTGATGAGCTCCAGATGCAGTTCTATCCGTTCGGCCTGGAGGGCGGCGGCATCGGCGGTGTACTGGGCGTTCGCCGCGTCGGCCTCGGCCTTCACGGCCTTCTCCCAGGCGTCGCTGATCTGGGTGGCGATGGCCTGCCACTCGTCCAGGTTCTCCAGGCCTTCGCCGTTGGTGATGTGGATCTCGCCGGCGAAGTAGCCGTTCTCGGTCCAGATGCCCACCTTGCCGTCCTTCACGCCCACGACCGTCACCAGCTTGTTGTCCAGGTTGTAGGAACTGATGCCGGCATACCACTCGTCCCGGTTCTCGCCGATGGTGGTGGAGATCTTCACGTTCTGGCGCTGGACGTCGTAACGGTTGCCCACCGTGATGACCTTGTCACCGATGGCCGGGGCGCCGCTCCCGGGGTCGCAGTCGGTCTTGGAGAGGACGATGTAGTCATCCCCCACCTCCGTGACCAGGCGCCAGTAGTAGTTGCTGTCGGTGGTTCCCAGGTCGTAGCGGCGGCCCATCGCCTGGTCGTTCACATGGAAAAGAACAGGCTCCGAGCCGTTGTTGGTATCGAAATAGCATTTATATCCCCGCGGCAGGTCTTCCACGGCGATGACCTCGCCGCCTGCCGGGGATTGTATGTTGGTGCCGCCGATGAAGTCCATCTGCTGGATGGTCAGGACCACCTTTGGGCTCAATTTGTCCTCGATGACCTTGACGCGGGCATCCAGCCCTTCGGCCAGGGTCTTGGACGGGCGGATGAGCCCCAGCAGGGTGTCAATCTGTTCGCCGGTATAGACGCTGCGGTATAGTACGATATTATGCGGGTCGATCTGTTCCATCTATTCTTCCTCCTTCACAAATAAGAGTTTACCGTCGGCCAGCAGGAAGTACTGGCCGTCTTCGGTGATGAAGTTGGACACCCAGTCGCGGACGGTGGCCGCCGGTGCCGTCTGTACGATTTCTGCCTGGACCTGGACGCCCTTCACAGGAGCGATGGAGACGATGGCCACAAGGCCCAGCAGCTTCACCGACACCTTGGGGACCCCCTCCGTCTGGGTGGTCACGGCCTGGGAGACGGAGTCGCGGCCTGCGTCCACCTTGGGGCGCAGGATCTCGGCCACCTGTTTGGCGACCTGGCCGATGAACGTGGTCGTGGTCTTGTGCATGGCTAGATAATGGTGACGCCGGTGTCGGTGGTTACGATTTCGTCGCGGGTTCCGTCATCGAAGGCGGTGTCGGGGACGGAGGTCTCTGTGTCCAGGAACACGTCGCCCTTTTTCAGGCCCGCGGTGGCCACGGGGAAGATGAAGGTGTCATCGTCGATGGGCGTGAGCTGCGCCTTCTCCTTGGTGATGGACGTATCCTGGACGCGGACGGTGCAGGTCAGCGCCACGTTCTGGTCGGAGGCATGGATGCCTTCGCCGATGTTGGTGATATGTACGCGGAGCCGGAAGTCGGAACCCTTCACGACGGTCTCCCTCTTGTTGCAGTTTGCCATGGTAGTCTTTATTTAGATGTTATCGATTTCGTCGTTATCGGCGTAGCGCCAGGTGAACACCAGGTTGTACACTCCGGACTTCCGGGTGATATCCACGGTGGGCGCCTCGATGATAATCCGGCGCCAGTTGTTCCTGGACTCGTCGTAGTAGTAGGCCATGTTGGAGAGCATACAGTCGGCCAGAGCCTTGGCGGTCTGGTAGCTGATGGGGCCGGTGTTCTGCTCATGGAGGTCGGCGCTGGAGCCGGACACCTTCTCGAAGCCGGTGCTGTGCTGGAGTACCTCGATCTCAAACTCCGGGATGTCACGCAGCGCTCCGGACATGGGGATGTTCTCGTAGATGCCGAAGCGGTTCAGGAAGGCGTACTGCTCCATGTCCTCCATGGTGGGGATGTAGATGGGGGACGTCACCGAGTACACCGCGCCGCCGGCGCCCCAGGTGCGCTTCAGGAAGAAGGGCTCCCCGGGAGTGAACGGCAGGTCGGAGAGGGTGAGCAGACAGGACACGATGCCGGCCTCCTGCGGGCCCGGGATGGCCGGAGACAGGACGCTCTCGTGCTTGGTGGCCGATATGAACTCCACCTCGAAGATGCTGCTGTGGCCCTCGGCATGGTCCGGGTCGAAAGCGCTGAAGGGCAGGAGGAAGTTCCGGGGCACCCGGATCTCATCTGCGGCCGGGGTGTAATCGTAGCCGCTGGAGAGCTTGGAGGGGAAGAAGCTGAAGGGATAGGCCCGGAAAGACCAGGTGCGACGTCCGGAGGCGGTGAGCACGCCTACCGTGAGGTAGATGGACGCGCGGGTCTCCACGCGGACGGATGCGGCCCCGGTGATGACCTCTTCGCTCTCCTCCGAGAAGCCCGGAGCCGGGAGGTAGGTGTTCTCCCTCACCAGGTCGCGGAGGTCCAGGTGAAGCTCTCCGGCAGCGTCGCCGTAGTATTTGTCCGACACCAGCGTCAGACCGTCGCCGGTGATGGTGACGGAGGCGGCTGTGGCTGTGGGGATGTTATCGATGACAAGGTCGGCGAGATCGTCCAGACCGGCGGCGGCCGGCGTGGAGCGCTGGGTGATTTCGCTGATGTAGGTCTTTTTCATTATTGCGTGTCTTGAAGTTTTCCGACAAAGTATTCCTTATAGTTATGGGTGCAGTCCTGACTGGACCACCAGAGGAAGCCGCTGGAGTAGCGGGTGTATTTGAGCCACCGGTCGCGGCTCTTGGCTATCTGGCCCACCTTCGTGGGAGGATAGGACGGGGCGTTGGCCATGGTGTAGTCCGCCACGCCGTCGGTCTCCTTGACGCGGATCCCGTTGCTGGTGGTTCCCTCGTCATACACGGTACGGGTGGAGACTAGGCCCCACACCAGGTTGGCATTGAACAGGATCTGCGGGATGGGTGTCGTATCGTCGTAGTCCGGCAGTAGCTGGAGCGTGGCGTCGCAGGCCGACAGGCCGGCAGCCGACAGGGTGTACTTCAGGGACTTGATGAGCACCAGGGAGCCGTTCAATAGCTTCGGGGTGAACATGTCCATCTTGCCCAGCACGTTCAGCGGTATCTTCAGGGAGCACTGCAGCTCCGGTGCGCCGTCGGCCAGGATGGCCCAGTAGTCGCGGAAATACTTGGGGACGATGCCTTCCGGAGTGAGGGGTGTCCGCTTTCCGAAACCGGCGAGCGGGGTGTCGTAGCGGTAGTCGGTGGTGGTGCCCACGCAGTGGACCACGCTGTCGCCATTGATGAAGTAGTTCGCGCAGCAGACCATGATGGGCAGGTCGGCCGCCTTCTCCTTGCCGGTCACGTCCAGGATCCTGTGGTCACGCTCGCCCAGGTAGGGCATGAACAGCTTCAGCTTCGGGTGGTACACCATGGGGACGAAGCTGTCGTCCGGCTCCAGCGCTTCCTCTTCCATGTCCATGTTCCTGGCGAAGGCGACGGCCTCGGAGCCCACCAGCTTGGGCGTGCTCTCGTCGGTCTCCTTGTAGTAGTATTTGCCCAGGGAGGAGACGTGGAAGAGGCCCGCACCCTGGATATCCGTGTCCACGTCCACGTCGGCCGTGGCCGGGTAGGCCTCGCGGAGGGCCTCCAGGGACTCGGCCGCAGGGTCGGAGCCGTCGATGCCGGTCCCCTGCTCGTAGCGCAGGGTCCGAGGTTCCGGATAGGTGACGGACGGCTTCTCCTGGGCATAGACGGACAGGTCCTCGTCGTAGCCCGCGGCGATGACGTCCCGCAGCAGACGGACGGAGACGGACTTGTCATTGACAGTGACGAACGCGCCGAACTTATCCCGCAGCCATGTGATGAGCTCGCCCATGGTGATGTTCGGGACCAGGATGTCGCCGCGGATATAGAAGGAGGTCTCGTTGGTGCCGGCGGCCGGGCTGGGGTTGAAGGGATGACCCTCCGACAGAAGGGCGTCGGCGCAGCGGTTCAGGACCACGATGTGACGGAGCTCCTCGTCGGTGGCGAAGACGTTCTCGGTGACGTTGTACCCGCAGTACTGGAACGACATCTGGATGACCGCCCAGAGGTACAGGAAGGGCGTGATGCCGTAGCCGGTCTGGCACCAGGCCGTGGTGTCGCCTATCTTCACCTGGCGGTTGGTGGTGAACTTGCCGTTCTTCTCCGGCTGGTTCATGACAAAGACGGAGACCACGCCGTCCTGCTCCTCCTTGTCGGTGGCCACCGGGAAGAAGGTGAAGGGGCTGGAAGTACCCAGGGAGACGTTGTGATAGTACTCCCAGGGCGTATGGCCGACGGACATCTGGAACTCGCTCAAAAGGTCCGGCAGCTTCCGCTCCTGGAGGTCGGCGTACATCTCCGACTCCTGGAGTGCCACGGTGGCGTCAATGCCGGCTTTCCTGGAGCCTCCGGCGACGATGATGCTGCACGGGCGGGAGTAGGTGGCGTGGGATATGGTGCCCTTGAAGATGCGACCGTAGCGCTGCGCCCGGTTGGGGTTCTCCGGGTCTTGCAGCTGCTGGCGATTGTTGGCGATGGGCGGCAGGGTGAGCGGCGCGGATGCCGTTCCCTCATCGGAGAAGAAGGGGTGGTTGGCCGTGATCTCCAGCTTGAAGTCGTCGGGAAGCAGCAGCTCCCCCTTTTCTGTGGTCAGTCTCATTTTCTCTTCCTCCTCAATGATGTGAGCTTCTTGGCCCGCTCGCTCCGGGCCTTGGCGGCCTCGTAGTCGGACAGGGCCAGGATGGCGGGGATGGGTGTCTGGTAGATGTCCTCCAGGATGGCGTGGATGCTGGCCAGCTCCTGCTCTATGGCGTCGGTGCTGGAGGCTGCATCGGACGTTCCGTCTCCGGAGGTGTAGCCTCCCTCGGCGAACCCGCCGGAGCGGGAGCCGTAGCCACCCACGCGGGCGCGGCGCTTCTGCTCGATACGGGCCACGTCACGGGCTACCTCCGGGTCGCGGAGCTCCGGAGCGGCTACCACGTACTCTCCGCGGTGCACCACGCCGGCTACCTGGTGCCTCCCGCCCTTTCCGGTGAAGCCGCCCTCGGAGAACCCCACAACGGAGGACTCCCCGGAGCTGGCGGATGCAGCGCCGGGGGCCGCGTTCTGGATGGCGTTCCGCTGGGCCACGATGGTGGCCACCTCGGCCACAGTGGTGGCCGCGAGGATGCCGGCCATGATGCCGCCAGCCACGGGACCCAGGTCGGCGAAGGCCTTGATGGCTGCCACGGCGCCGTCGGCGATGGTCTTGGCGATATTGATGGCCATGTCCACGTCGGCGTACTTCTTCTGGATCTCCAGTTTCTTGGCCTCCGCCTCTTCCTCGATGCGGGTCTGTTCGTCGGCATTGTCGCCGGCCATGGCCAGCTCCTTCTCCTTCCAGGCTTCCACCTGGGCGAACTCCGCCTCCTGCATGGCGGAGGACAGGCGGGCCATCTGGTTGAGCATATCGGAGGCCACGGAGAAGGCGTTATCCCACGCCTCCATCTCTATCTGGGCGATCTCCTTGGCGTGCTCCTCGTGCAGGGCTTTTTTGCGGGCCAGGAACTCCTCCTCGGAGACGAGCATGAGTTCGTGCTTCTCCGTGAGGGTGGCCAGCTCTGTGTCGTAGTTGGTGTCGGCCTGCTGGCGCCGTGCGCCGCGGCTCTTCTTGTCTGCCGTCAGCTCATCCTCGGCCAGCTCGGCCAGGCGCTTGACGGGATCCAGGAGCGCCGGGTCGTCGATGGAGTCGGTCACAGAGGCGACGAGGGAGTCCAGGTAGGCGTCGATGGCGGCGTCGGTCTCCTTGGACTGGCGCTCCATCTCTGCGAGGAACTCCTCGTTCCCTTTCTCCAGGACGGCCTGGATCTTCTTCTGCTGGTTGATGCGGATGTCGGCCTGCTGGGTCTCCAGGTCCACGGTGGACTTGTGGTAGGCCTTATTGATGGCGATCTTCGCGTTGATGTGGGCCTGCTGGAGGGTCAGGGCCTTGGCGTCGTAGACGTTCTGGGTGATCTCCTGGTCGGCCAGGGCTTTCTTCAGGTCCAGCAGCTGCTGCTTGTAGAGCTCCTCCTGGGCCTTGATCTGGCGTGTGTAGGGGTCGGTAGTGGCGCCGCCTCCCTTGCCGCCCTTATTGCCGGAGAGCTGACCGTTCAGGCGGGCGTACTTGGCCTCCATGGCGGAAGGGTCGGCTGCTGCCTGTGCCTGGATGCGGCCGGTGACGGCGTCGGCGTAGGCGGTGGTCACGGCGTCGTTCCCCAGGTTGTACTGATTGAGCTGGGCGTAGAAGGTCTTCACGTCCTCGGACGTGTCGGCTATCTTCTTACGAAGGCGCTCCTGTTCGTCGTAGATGCCCTGGTAGGTCTTCTTGGAGAAGAAGGCGCCGGACATGACCACGTTGTCCAGGTACTGGAGACGGCGGACCATCTGGTCGTAGGCCTCGGCCTCTTCCGTGAGGCCGCTCTTTTTCGCTTCCAGGTAGTTGGTGATGAAGGACTCGGCCGCCTCGCGGTCCAGGGCGGTCTGGATGCGGAAGTGGTCGTAGGCGGCGTCCTCTTCCTGCTGGGCGATGAGCAGGCGGTCCTGGGCCAGCTGTAGCTCCAGGGCCTTCATGTCTTCCAGGGCTTT